TTGTTTTATTCCAAATACTTTTTGCCATATCCCACTGCATTAGTGATAGATCTTGCGCTTCATCTATAAATACTACATCAAACTTTGGTGACTTATCTGATTTGATAAAGTGTAGTATCATGTCGTTAAAATCTATTAAATTGTATTCTTTTTTGTATCGTTCTATCTCGTTTGCAATAATAGTTAGCTTATCTCTTTCAAGATCACTGTTGTGCTCCGCTAAATCAAACTGTTGTTCTGGTGTAATATTTCGTAACTTTGCGAGATTTATTATTCGTAAGTACTCACTATCAGATGTAAAAATACCATTGTGGTCATCTTCAAACCTAGCGTAGTTGACAGGAAAACCTAGTTTGTTTCCAAGATCAACGTAGTGTCTGCGCTGCATAACGTCTTCTTTTTTTACACCAAGTTTTCTAAATGCTAGTGAGTGTAGTGTCCTAAAATATGGCAGGTCATCTTCTGTAAGATTAAATTTTTTTATAGCTCTGTCTCTTGCTTCGTATGCTGCTTTCTGTGTGAAA